GAGCATAGCGCTCATATCCTATTACATCCCCATAGGGGAATAACCATCCCATTTCCAGATACGGAAACGGGAAAACACTGACAGGAGGTAAATCAAGACCCCCCTGGCGTGCCACTAACTAAATGGCACCCAACCTACTTTGTAGCCGGTAACCCCATCGCGCGGTACGACCCCCCGGAAGTCATGGCCTTCAGGCCATCGGGGGTTAGGAATGCGCGGTGAGAGGACTACTCCGTATAATGCAGCGGCAAATTGAATGTCTGGGTCAAAACGGGCGAAGGATACCCTAAGGTACCTAGCCGGTCTATAGACTTGCACATATCTAATCTGGCTGCTGCGCCAGCGGACTCGCCATCTAGACTCCTCGTCGTGGATGCAGAGGTCCCCAAGTTCTTTAGGGCCTCGACATTTGCGTACGTTAGCCGGTATAGCATCCAAGATGCGGAACCAGCACTTACGTAGACGAGAAGAAATATCAGGACGCGCGCTAAAGTTGCTAATAACGCGTTGAATCCCGTTAGCGAGAGAGATCCATTGTTGCGGTTCATTTGGTTCTTCCTTCAAAAAGTGTGCCCTGACGGGCACTCCGTCGAAGAAGTCACCACCGCAGGATTCTCGAAAAGGTCCAGTTACAAAGGTCTTTTCCGGGTTAGGGGTAAAACCACAGAACCTTAACGCCCATAACACATCCGAAGCCACGTCTTTGGGAACAATTATATCGTCCCCGTAGACAAATAGGTCCACACCGGGTTTCAACCACGGTGCAACCGATAAAGAGATAGCCGTGAAGATGGCCGTCTCTAGCTCGAAAGTGTAACCGTTACCCATGCTCGAAAATTTCTCGAGCACAATTCGTTTACCACCAATTTCTGTGGTGCGCGAACGTAGATCCTGCAAGTTGTGAAACCATGCAGGGGGTAGCACGTACCTGACTAGGGCCGTGCAAACGGTATCGCTGGCTGAAGATAAGTCGATCGTGCAGAACTCGCCGTTTTTGGAGGCGAGACAGGCGACCTGCCTGTGAACATCCTGCCCATCATAGAGGTTGATTCCTCTACTCCGAAGACGGGCTTTCATGACTCGGCCAAGGCCGAGCTGGAAGTACCCATTAATGGAGGGCTCCTTGGCGCAAGATCTACGCGTCAGAGCCGTTTTTGGAACGGTAAAGAACTTATTACCGCTTACGATGCGAATATCTTCTCCTCTTGCGGCGTTAGCCGCAGCCCATTTAGTTCCTGTCCAGGGAACTAGGTAGTATAGGGCGGAGGAAGTCAAAGTTGGAAGTGAAGACATTTTATGCAAAACGGTACACCGTTCAGCACTATCCGACAGCGTTGCACCTGGACCGAAGAACCCTGGGAAGGATTCGGGAGGTCTGTCCCCTAACAACCATCTGAGATGTTTTTTCATATCCTCGAAAAATTCGAGGATACGCTCGGACACGGGAACTCCAAGGAGGGTCCCAAAATCGAAGATCTCATTTAGCCGTTTGTTCGTAACGAAACATTGCCGCTCAGCGGACCACCATTTTTCAATGGCAGCAGCTTCGGGATCAATACTATCCACCTGCAGCTCGAGCTTCCGAAGGAAGTCGGTGGCCACAGCATCGGTATAATACTGATAAGCATCGTTGTAAAGGTGTGGATCACAGCTGAGTTTCAACAGCTGGTCCCACTCGCCATACCGCAGCATTACAGCTACTGTTAGCGAGCGTGGACTGTCGAGCCCTTCCATTAGGTTGAGGGCCACTGCCTGCATCTGAGACGTCAGGAGCTTCATGGGTCATTTACTCCTCAGGAAGGAGCAAACCCACTCTTGACACTATCCTTCATCAGGGTAGCAGCCAGGAGATGGGCGAACTGCGATACGGCCTCGTTGACATCCGTGGCAGTCATCCCGAGAGGGATCTGCCAGTCTACGGACGCAACAACACGGTCGATAACAGAAGTGACGCCAGTTGTGGTGTTAGTCGCGATCTGTGGGTAGACGTAAGTCGCCCGAAGGACGCGTTTGGCACCATTGCTCCCAGTCTTTGAGCCCAACCGGAGTTCAGGTTGGTGGGCAGCGGCAGAACCGACAGTCTGGCTACGCCAGACCGCCGGGGTACCGTCACCCGAGCTCGGTACAACAGCAGTGTAGATGATATCAGTGGTGTTGTCGTTCTTTTTCACTGTCACGTTGGCAATTGCCGGCATGATGTGACCTTTCTTTCTAAAAGATAAGCTCCAAAGGAGCGGATTGGAGGTGACCTACCGAGGTAGGAATTGCGTTAACAGGGCAATTGCAGTTGCAGCCCGGACAATTGACAGCCTTTTAAGTGGACGCCAAGCTATTTCGTAGCGAGGCATCCCAAGGGCTCTGCGGAAAAGTACGCCGTGCGAACGGATATCGACATTAGAAGTTCCATATGTCTTAGCGTATCTGCACTTTTTAACTACAAGGATCGTGGCATTCCAAGGATCTATCAGCCTTACACCGTCCAGGTCCGTCCATTGGTTAATAAAACTACCAACGGTTGCGAACCAGTCAATGACGAAGCTGAATGGAATGAGCTCCCACGCCCAGGCGGCCGGGTTTGTCAAACCGAGCCGGTTGGCCATGTATGCGTTACTATCTGTTACCTGAAGGGTTGCTCCAAGTTTGCAAATCGCAACGCCCTCCGCTTTCCTGAGAAAAGACTCAGAATAAGGTTTTTGGTAGTCACGTTCTTCGAACGGAACCCCTTTAATAACCTCGACAGTTTTACCTGTCATCGGAGATTGCAACACCTGTATGGCATGGAATATGTCCATCACCAAGGGTTCCCACCCGAAGTGAAATTCCAGCCATGCGTTAGCAAGGATTTTACCCCTAGCTTTAGCATTACTCCAGCCTTTTGGCTTACGACCGTTCTGGTACACCCTTGGTATACCAGAGTTTGGGTCGAGGCCTAAGGACTTAGCTGCAGTAATAAGGTCAAACTTACGCAAGGCTCGCCCGAATCGGGCGAGCTGGAACAAACGTGCGGACATCATACTGACTGCCTCAGCGCGTTCTGCGTAGTTTACGGCCAAAATTGCTTGCTCATCTAGTTCGTTGTAGAACTTGTCAAGCGCCTTATTGGTTGCCTGAGTTATTCGATTCGCAAACGTTGTCGTACTTAGTGAATCGGGACTGATCAACAGGTCTCCCTTAGATGCTCCTGCGTTTGCAAGATTACCAAAGGAGGTGTAAATACCAGTCTTTACTGCTGAGTCAGTACGGATATCGTAGTAGTCATAAGGCAAGGGCTTCTCGTAGGGCGGAGGTTGGCAACTGCCAACGCGCCTGATGTAGAAGGATCCTCGCCCATCGACGTTGTTAGTGTCGATACGGTTAATAGCCGTGCAAGCCACTACGACCTCCAAAACAGCAGATACATCTCTCCACCTCGAGCCCAGGTCGGGCATAAAGTGGTGAGCAGAGATGAGCCGCGTTCAGCGGCTGAACCATCATCCCGCCCTAACCTCACTACCACCATTTGGGAAGCTCCCATTTGTTGGTTCGGGGGTCCCTCGCGTCACTCCAGTCAGTCCTGAGCAAGAACTCGACCACGGCAAGTACGTCGACAAAATCAAAGTCGCCGTCCGAAGCCATAGTTTTAATGAGTTCAATAAGTTCGGCTGTGCTGGGTTTCATGAGAGACTCCAAG